TGCTCATCTCGCCACCTGTCTCTTTCTGCCAACGAAGTTCTTCGGGTCCTTGCCTGCATGCGGACCGGAGAGCGAACACGGCCCATGATGCCCGGGATTGAGCGCGCAACGGCCGAAGGGCACGATTGACATGATGGCCCCAGACAGAGTCAGCGGCGCAGACACCTCGCCTGGGCATTGGTCGTACTCTGTTGCGAGCGGCGGGCTCTCTCCGGCGGCCGCCCACGATGACGCACGAATATCTGGCCATATCTTCGCAAACTTCCAACTCTGCTTGCTCATGACTCCTCCAGCTTACGGATGTTCTCAGGCAATTCTGCGATGCGTGCACGTCGCAACTTCTCGCGCTCTGCCAGTTCGGCAGGCGTCCATTCTACGGTTGACTGCGGCGTCTCGCCTGCCTGCCCAGCCATCTGCTCGACGAATCGTCGACCTATCGAGCCGGGAGGAGCGACTTCCGTCTGTCCTCCAAGCAGCGCTCGTGCCTCGCTGAGCACCGACAGGGCGGCCTTGAAGCGCGCTGCGACGGCTTCTAGTTCGGCCAACGTCATTGATTCAACTTGCTGTGGAGTCATGGCGCTGCCTCGGATTCATCAAGAATGCACCTGGCAAGGTAGACTACATCCCTCATCGTATACGAGATGCCTGCGGCGATATATGCAGCAACTAGCGTTGCCGCAATCTGAGCAACGAGCTTCGTCTCATTGTCGCGCGTCATCGAGACACCACACGAAATCGGTCTGCCGAGCAGACCACCGGTTGCCCGCGACCTTCGAGTCTGACGGTGCCGCAGGATGTGCCTTCGACTCGGTAGACTTGCCAGAGCTGCAGGACGTCATCGAGACCCGAGTTATCGATGCACTGGGCGTACGCAGTCTCTCCTAGTCCCACCATTTCGCTTGCTCTTGCTCTCGTTCCTCGTCCATCGTCCTCTTGTTCGCTTCGGCTTTTGCGGTCCACATGTCCTCCAGTTCTGCGTTTGTCTGCGCTGCGATTTGCTCCCGCCACTCCCACGAATTGATTCTCGGTGCTGGCTTCTTCGGCTCGACGTAGAGCCACTGTTGACAGCGCATCCAAGCATACAGCACGGCGTCGCAGTTTCTAGACGTTACGCCACCTGCAAAGTACTCGTGTTCGCCGTCCACGGTCAATCCAAAAACATCAGCGTTTCTCCCTGTGTCGTAGACGCACCGAACACGAGTAAGAGCAACAACCGGGCTTTGCGTATTTGTTGCGCATGAATTTCTTTCCACAGAATGGGCATTGGAGTTCAACGTCATCGAGGCCGCTCCACCTTCGTTCGGCTGCATGCCAGGCCTGGCCGCACTTGGGCGAACAGAATACCCCAAAATCAACCCCAACAAACTCTTTGCGGCACCTGCGACAAGAGAGGCGATGCACGCGACGAGACTCCATCGACTCAGCACCATGCTTGGAGTGCCAAGCGAGGCCTTCTTCTGAGGAATGCCAAGCAGGCGCCCCTCCCCATTCAACGGCTTCTCGTGTTGCCATGCAGTAAGCATATCGTCTTGAGTAATATTACGTAACGGGATCCACCCTCGCTGCGTCAGAATCGGATGCTCGCTGGTGCCCTCGAGGACATGCCCGTCGACAGTCTCAAGTCGCCATATCGGCACACTCCACCCCGTCTGTGCTGACGCCAGGCACGGCCTAAGCCCGGCACGCGTCCACACCATATCGCCACGCCTCACGTCCTCAATCGCACTTTCGCCGCCAGAAACTCGAATCTTCGTCCCAGCCACGAAGCAAATGTCAGAGTGAAAACGCTCGCTGATTTTAGGGCGCTCACGGTTGGTTCGGTCCCATTCCACCTTCATACAATCCTGAGCAAACCTTGACTCCGGCCCCGCGAAGAACTTGCCCGTGCGCAGCGCGTCGTTGAGCAGCTCGATATGTTCAAGTTTCCGTTGCTTGTCTGCCGCCTCAATCGGAATACCCGTGCGCTCCTGAATCTCTTCGCAAATCTTTTTACCCAGCCCGCCGGTATCTGCCACGACGGCGTCAGGCTTGTACTTGGCGTGCATCGCCTGTACGCGCGCCATGAGTGCCGAGACGGTCTGCTTGCTGCCCACCCACTCTTCGACGAGTTCGAGTTCTGGCGAGGCGTCCGACCAGCCCAGCACGGCAATGGCATCAGCGTCGTCAAAACCAATATCCACGCCCATGACGTGGTGCTGCTGCTTCGACGGCATGCGCCCGTTGGCGAGCGTCTCCCAGCGAAACACCAGAGAGTTGGTGTCGAGTACCCAGCGCCCAAACCACTCGCGCTGGATGACAGGGTCATCAGCCGTCACGCCGCGCCGCTTGAGCTCGTCGGCGAGCAACTCTGACGGCTCCATGCCGCTCTTGGCTTTGATGTGAGGATTATCGAGCACCGACCATGCATGATGGCCCCAGGCGGGCGATGTGCACGCGTCATAAAAGTACCCGATGGGCACTGGCCCCGGGGTGCCAACGAGCACCAATTGCCCGGCGAAGTCCATCAGGGCAGGCGCCAACACCTCGTCCACGAGCTTCTCGATGTACAACGGGAACGACTGGGCTTCGTCGATGAGCACGATACCCAGAGCCAATCCTCGAAACTTCTCGATCTCAGACTCATCGCTGGCGCCTGACAGGTAGACGCGTGAGCCGTTCGGCATCGTCAAGCACAGCTCACCCTCGGAAGGCATCCCGCCGAGTCCGTGCTTCGCGTTCAGCCCCTTCAGAATGCCCCACAGTAAACGCTTGGCGTTGATGCGGCTGAGGGTCACATAGAGTGCCACACACCCCGGCTTGTTGCGGGCCACATCGAGCAGCTTCGCAGCGCAGCCGTAGGTCTTGCCTGCCCGCCGAGTGCAGACCGCGGTCGACTGGCGCGAGGTGTCGACCCCGAACGGGAGCTGCTTCGGGAACAGGATGGCCGACAAGTCAAACGCCGCGGGCCGAGTCGCGTGAGTCTTTGCGAGCTGCGCTTCGATGCGTTTGATAAGGGACTTGTCGAAAGCCATCACTTCACCACGGTCAGTGACGCACCACTCTCAAGTCGCTCGAGTTTTTCGACCACCTCAAAGCTCTTTTCTTGCTCGACAACTTTGGAAATAAACAGCAGAGCCTGTTGCAGTCTGGAACCATCCTGGCTTTCGATTTTCTTGCCCTCCATGAGCCAGTATATGCGCGCCATCTCGCGCCGCACGTCGCTGATTCTGGCGAAGTCAGACTCGGCCTTCCTTGGAGGATAATCCCTAGACATTTCAATGCCTTATTCTTCGGAATACAGCAGCGCCTTGCAGTTCTGGAACGGCACGAAGCACTGGGCGACGAAGTACCGGTTGTTAATTCTGTCGTGAATTTTCTTGGTGATTCTCAAACCGTCAGCGCGCTGATTGCTTTCGACGCCAACGCACTGCCCATCGCGCTCAAGTCGCGCCGGTACAATGGCGTCGGCAGTTCCGCTCCCGTCCTTACGCAAGTACATCGACATCGACTCGCCACCCATCGGGACCGAACTCACGAAGTGCACGCCCACCAATCGCTGCGTCGGCTCTTTTTTCTTTTCGTCACTCATGGGTCACCTGGGGTAGATAGATTCCTGCGACTTCTGCGCGCATCAGCAAGTCCTGAAAGACGCCCTTGGCCATGTCGCCAAACGACGGCTTGCGAATCTCGCTTGCGAGCGTTTCAAAAAAAACCTGAGTGCGATTGGTGATTGCCTCGTACTCTTCGAGAAGCTGGCTGACGTCGTTGTTCTTCGCGAACTTCGTCTTCAGCTCCTGTATTCTCTCATTGGTCAGCATCCTGCGCCTCCGGTTGATGCGTTGTTTGTTTCTTGTACCGCACTTCGCTTGCGCTTGTCACGCGCCTTCTGTTTGTCCGCCTCGATCTTGCGGTTCTTCGCGTACCACTTCCGATGTGTCTCGATCCGATGACGCTTGAGTTCTTCGCCTGAGAGCTTCGGAGGCCTTCGCTTGCGCTCTGGGTTTTTCCTGTCCTCACGCGCATGCCGCTGGGCTGAAATCTTCGCCCTGTTCTCTGCTCTGAATTTCGCCGCCGCCGCAACAATCTTCGCCTTGTTACGCTGGTAGTACTGGCGCATCGTGGCACGAACCTTCGCCAGGTTCTTTCGTCTCCATTTGGGCCAGTAGGTCTTCATGTAGGTGTATTTGTCTTGAGGCTCAGAGTTGCGACGCTTAGGGTTGAGCGCAGTTGTCTTGGCGGAACTGAACTCCTTCTTTTCATCGAGGAAGCGAGCCAACTCGAAGTCGTCGAGCCGGGCAAACCCAAGCTCATCAAAGTCGTCTGCGTCGAACTCAATTGCCACGATACACCTCCACTCGTACCGATGCCGTGCCCTTTTCTTGGTCGCAGACGTACGTCACGCTCGGGTGCCTGTCGTCGACGCCCAACGCGTCAGCGATTCCGTCCCGCACTGCCTTGAGGCTCGATGCGAGGTTGTCGCTGTCAAGAGCGCGAGGGGACACGCGCACCACTCGGATGACGAGATTGCCTTTGATGAGTGGGCCAAATTCCGCCCTGAACACCATGCGCGCAACTGCCCTGTGACGCGCCACACGCTTGGCCTTGGCGCGAAAATGCTCGCGCGCATTGGCCTCGGATACGGTCTTGAGTGGCAGGGTGCGCACTAAAATGGGCTTGTCGAGTGTGCAGATGGCGATGG